GTTAAAAAAGGCGATAAAGTAGTAGTAAACGCAGGGACTAGAGCTAATTATACTAATGGTTATCATGGTATGTATTTCTTGGTTGAAAAAAAAGGTATAGAAGACGTTAAAACAACATTGAAAAAAGGCGCTAATTATGCTAATTCAATGAAATTATAAAAGTAGAAAGTGGCTTAATTACATTTGATTGAAATTAACAATAATGGTATTTTTTAATGAGTTTAGATAATTTTAGAAATAGAACGATTATATGGGATACGGTTAATAAAGACTTCCCTCAACCAATTCAAATAATGCAAGGCGATGTCAATGCAAGAACTTTGTTAATTAAAATAGTTGATAATGGAGTTGAAATTGACTTAACAGGTCATTCTTTAAAACTTACATATCAATATACTAATAGCAGTAATTCCGGTTTTGTTATGGTTCCTCCTGAAAACTTAACTAAAGGAGAGTTTATTTTGGTAATTCCTACTGAAATGACAAAAGCTGGAGTTATTGAAGCGAACTTGATTCTTCTTAATGAAGACAAAGAGCAAGTTATTGTCAGTAAGAATTTAACATTTATATCAGATAATTCTACGGTTTCTGATTTAGCTCAAGAAGTAAATAATAAGATTGATGATTTTACAAAATTATTATTGGAAAATATGCCACAAGTAATGCGTAGTGAGTTGAATGATTTGCATGCTCAAACTGATTCAAACAAGAGCAATATTGAGCTTAAAGCAAATTTAGCTGATATGACGAGCTTACAAAGTGCAATGACAGACCTAAAAAATGAAGTAGAAGCATTTGGTATTAGTCCTGAAAATTTAGTGACTATAAAGTCGCTATTAGACGCAATTGCAAGCAATGCAAGTGAATCGGAAGTTGTTGAACTAATAAATTCAGTAAAGATTTTAACAAGTAATATTTCTCTTATGAGTAACGGAGATTACTCCCCTAAAGCTAATCAAACAGATTTAGAAAGTTTACAGCATACTGTTAATAACCAATCGGCGACTATTTCAACAAAAGCCAATCAAACGGATTTAGACAACTTACAAGCTACTGTTGATAAACAAGGTGTTGCAATTTCAACAAAAGCTGAACAATCAGAGTTATCAATCACAAATAAAAATGTCGCAACTGCTCAAGAAACAGCAAATAAAGCTGAAAGTGAAGCCAAAAATGCAATGGCAAAGGCTACCGAAGCACAAGCGAACAGTTTACCACTTAATGGCAATGCGGTCAGTGCAAGCAAACTGGAAACAGCTAGAAAACTTGGAGTAAATCTCCAAGCCTCAGCGTTTCAAAACTTTGACGGGACTGCTGACGCAACTAATATTGGAGTTTCAGGTGTGCTGCCTATTTCAAACGGTGGTACTTCAACAAGTGACGGAGTTATAAATACAATAGCTTATTCCAACAGCGCAGACGGCACTGACGGTTTCACCACTGTTTATCCTAATTTGAATTTATTAGATGGTGCTGCCACATTCGACAAAATGATTCCTAATTCTAGTGATAATTCGGTTAGTACCATTGCAAAAATTAAAATATCAGGAATTACTAATACAGTTATGGACGTAAAAGCAAGCGGTCAAGCTTTCCCTGTTGGTTATTATCTACCAAATGCGTATAACATAACCTCAGGGCAAACTATAACTATATCATTTATGGCAAAATCGCTCAATAATACAAAGGTTTTAGTTGGTTTTGAAAATTCTCCAAATGGGCAACGAACTTTCACAATAGCACCTAACTGGACACTTTATGCTCACACATTCACAGCGACAAGTTCAGGGACTCTAACTTTTGTGATATACGGTTGGGATATGGTCGCAGGGCAAGAGTTCCAATTATACAACCCTAAAGTAGAAATAGGCTCAACCGCTACTCCTTGGATGCCAAGTAAAAATGAAGTCACAATAAATGATTATCCAAAGTATGTAGGGTTTAGTAATATCATTAAACCTAATAAGAAAAGTTCTGATTACAAATGGCTACCAATGGGATTAGTGTCAATCGACAGTGCTACTGGATTACTTAAACCTGCGGTCATAGGCATAGACTATGCACAAGTACAACCAGTTGGTTCAGTGGTCACAAATAACTCAAACTCATTATCTGGCTACACGAACGGAACATGGGAAAACATCGGTTCAGCAGTAATTGGTTCAACAACAATATATTATTGGAAACGCACTGCATAAAAAAAAAAGGAAGATAAAAAATGAAATTAGATTATAACTCACGTGAGATTTTCTTTGGTAATGAAGCTCTAGTCGTAGCTGATATGGCCAAGGGAAGTAACGGAAAACCAGAGTTCACTAACCATAAAATTGTAACTGGTTTAGTATCAGTTGGCGAAATGGAAGACCAAGCGGAAACTAATAGCTATCCAGCTGATGACGTACCAGACCATGGAGTTAAAAAAGGCGCTACCTTACTTCAAGGCGAAATGGTATTCATTCAAACAGACCAAGCGCTTAAAGAAGACATTTTAGGTCAACAAAGAACAGCAAATGGCTTGGGTTGGTCTCCTACTGGTAATTGGAAAACGAAATGCGTTCAGTATCTTATTAAAGGGCGCAAACGTGATAAAGTTACAGGAGAATTTATTGACGGTTATCGTGTAGTCGTTTATCCAAATTTGAGACCAACAGCAGAACCTACAAAAGAATCAGAAACAGATTCAGTAGACGGCGTAGACCCTATTCAATGGACTTTGGCAGTACAAGCGACTGATTCAGATATTTATTTGAATGGAGATAAAAAAGTCCCTGCTATTGAGTACGAAATTTGGGGAGAACAAGCTAAAGATTTCGTTAAGAAAATGGAAAGCGGGCTGTTCATCATGCAACCTGATACGGAACTTACTGGTGCTGTTACGTTAGTTGCTCCAGTTATTGCAAATGTCCAAACAAAAATCAAAGGGCATAATGACGGAACGATTCTTTTACCAGCTACTTTGAAAAACTCTAAAGGGCAAGACGTAAAAGCAACAGCAGTAATTAAAGATGTAAAAGGAAATGTTGCGACAAACAATGGACTTTATCCTGGCGTTTATATCGTTACATTCTCCGCAGAGGGTTATGCAGATGTTTCGGTAGGAGTTGCTGTAACTGTGCCCAACGGGGCTAACCACGTAGCCTTTTCATATAGCGCAGACGGCAAAGATAGATTCATGTCCGTTTACCCTAACTTGAACTTGTTAGAAGGAACTGCTTTTAAGAATTATATACCAAAAGTAGAAGAACATCTTAGTATGAAAGTAAAAGATGGGGGAGTGTTTAATAAAACTTACGTCAGCTCGTCATACGATAACCCAGAACTAAACAGCTATTCAGACATACTTGTTTGGACAAAAAATAAAGAATACTTTAAGCCGTCAACAACTTATACTTTTAGTTTTTTTGCAAAAGGAAAAGGAACTATTAAAACTTTTATTCACCCTTCTCTGATTGACGCTTCAAATAATAATAGCTACATTGACGATAAATTAACAAAACTTAATGGAAACGGTGAATATACTTGGACACTTACTAATGAATGGGCTTTACATACATATACGTTTACCACTAAAAGTAGTATAACTGAGGATCAATATATCATATTTAGACTATTAACAGGAAATAATGCTGATATATGTGTCCCTAAAATTGAACAAGGCGAAATCTACACTCCTTGGATGCCTTCATTTAGTGAAGCAACAGACGAAGATTATCCAAGATATATCGGAATATATACTGACAATAATTCCAACGAGCAAAGCACAGACCCATTAAAATATACTTGGAAAAAATATAATAATTAAAGGAATATAAAACAAAATGGCAAAACAATTGAGTACAGCACGTAAATTTAAAATGATTACAGGGAAAGACCTTTTCCAACAACAAAAGGCAATGGATACAGAACTTAAAAAAGAAGACGGAGAAATTACTGATGTAATGGAGTTCGTTCAATATGGTTTATACTTGGCTCTTTTTCAAGATAACATTGTAAAAGCAAAAAGCGACTTTGCAGACTTTCGTTCTAGCTTTGAGTTCGATACTGACGGTAAAGGACTTAAAGAACTTGTCGAACTGTGGCAGAAAGAAATTTAATGAGCTGAAAGGACTGTAAATGATTTTAAAACATGCAATTAGATACTTAGAACTAACTGGTTCGGACTTTATTACAGATTTGAAAGACTTTGCAGACCTACAAAATTCTTTTGTCGCTGGATATATTCCTGATGACTTTACAGAGCAAATGGAGAGCTTTACAGACAAGTTGTTGATACTTTGGGTAGATTGTAACGGAGGACTGCAAAACGCCTTAGACGATAAAACAGAGCTTCCTACAACTAACGAGTTAATCAATATCTTCTGTAAAACTGTTTTTATTAAAGAAAAAGAGGAAACGGAAGACGATATGGTCTTCTTTTCTTCTAGTTCATTGATTAAGAAAAAGAAAGATACTGTAAAGGAAAATAAAACTTTGGAACTTTTGACTGTTTTGGGCAATAATGAAATTGATATAACACAGTTCATGGAAATGGAATTAGAACTTGTTTATAAAATAATTGAACTTATTGCAGAGAAGAAGAAAGAGGAAAAAGAAAAAGAGAAAAGGCGTAAAAGAAAGGGTATGTAATGGCAAGTAATGCAACATTTGAGGTCGAGATATACGGTAATACAACGAAATTCGAGAACTCACTTAAAGGCGTTAATACCGCAATGTCAGGGCTTAGAGGAGAAGCTAAAAACTTACGTGAAGCTCTAAAACTTGACCCAACAAATACCAGTAAAATGGCGCAATTGCAAAAGAACTTACAAACGCAGTTGGGCTTATCACGTGACAAAGCAACAAAATTAAAACAAGAACTTTCTACAGTTGACAAAAGCTCGCCAGCAGGTCAAAAGAAATGGCTACAACTTACCAGAGACTTAGGCACAGCAGAAACACAAGCTAACAGGCTAGAGGGCGAAATTAGGCAAGTCGAGAGTGCTATTAGTTCAGGCTCTTGGAACATTGAAGCTAAAATGGATACCAATGGTGTAAATAGCGGAATTGACGGAATGAAGTCACGCTTTAGCAGTCTTAGAGAGATTGCAGTAGGTGCATTTAGGCAAATCGGTGCAAGTGCTGTTAGTGCTGTCGGTAATGGCTTAAAAGGCTTGGTATCTGACGCAATGGATACTCAAAAAGCCATGATTTCATTGAAAAATACAATGAAGTTCAAAGGCAATGGGCAAGATTTTGATTATGTAAGCAAATCTATGCAAACACTTGCTAAAGACACAAACGCAAATACTGAAGATACTCTTAAACTTTCAACAACATTCATTGGTTTAGGAGATAGTGCTAAGAAGGCTGTTGGTAAAACAGAAGCACTAGTAAAGGCTAACCAAGCGTTTGGCGGTACTGGAGAAAACCTTAAAGGTGTAGTTCAGGCTTACGGTCAGATGTCAGCAGCTGGAAAAGTTACTGCTGAAAATATTAATCAGCTAACAGATAATAACACAGCTCTTGGTTCAGCGCTTAAATCGACTGTTATGGAAATGAACCCAGCGTTAAAACAGTATGGTTCGTTTGCTGCCGCTAGTGAAAAAGGTGCTATATCAGTTGAAATGCTAGATAAGGCTATGCAAAAACTTGGTGAAGCAGGTGGTGGAGGAGTAACGACTATTGGGGACGCTTGGGATAGTTTCAATGAAACGTTATCTCTTGCTTTACTACCTACTTTAGACGCTTTAACACCTATTATTAGTTCCTTAATTGATAAAATGAGTGGCTGGGGCGAAAGTGCCGGTAAAGCCTTAGAAAACATTGTTAAGTGGGTAACGACATTATGGGAAGAATTAAAAGTATCAGGAACATTAACAGAGTTTGGTAGAGTTTGGGAAAACGTAAAATCAATTCTTGGTTCAGTAGGAAGCATAATAGTAAATGTTGTTAAGTCATTTCTTCCTTTAGAAAAAGCTCCTAAAAGTAGCGCGGACGCAATTGGCGACACAATGGAAGTGCTTTGGGGCTTAGCGGAGTCTTTACAAAAAGCTACTGCCAAAATAGCTGATTTCGTTAAAAAGATTAGTGAAAGTAAAGGAGCGATGGACGCTACAAAAGCGGCTTTAGTTGCCTTAACTGCAGGGTTTGTGGCTTTTGAAATTGGAACTAGAATAGTCGCTGCTATCAGTGCTTTTGAAAAGTTGCAAACGGCAATTAAAGCAGGAACAAGCGCAATGGAGGTTTTCAATAAGGTTGTTGGTGTAAATCCTTATGTATTGATTGCAGCCGCAATTGCAGCGGTCGTTGCTGGGCTGATTTACTTCTTTACTCAAACCGAAACAGGTAAAAAGGCTTGGGCTGATTTTGTAGACTTCTTGAAGAGCGCATGGGATAGCGTGGCTTCATTCTTTAGCGGTATTGGTCGATGGTTTGCTGATATATGGAACGGCGTAGTTGACGGAGCAAAAGGCATTTGGCAAGGCTTAGTTGATTGGTTTAGCGGAATTATACAATCCATTAAAAATATTTGGAACAGAATATCAACATTCTTTACTACCTTATGGGTAACTGTTGTTACTGGAATTCAAACAGCATGGGCTGGAGTTACAGGGTTCTTTGGTAGAATATTTAATGGTGTGAGAAATGTTGTAGCAAATGTCTTTAGTGCCATTGGTAACTTTGCTTCTAGTGCTTGGTCAAGAATCTCAGGTGTATTCAATGCAGCTAGTAGTTTCTTTAGTGGATTATGGAATGGAATAGTCACAATTGTGACTAATGCTTTCGCCAAAATAGCTAGTGCAGTAACAAGTGCTTATAAATGGTTCGTTACAACTTTCAGACCATTAATTGGACTTTTTCAATCTATATTTAACCTAGTTTTATCTGTTATTAACTTGGCTTTCCAAGTTATATTAGCCATAATCCGTGGCGCTTATCAATTAGTTATCGTCGCATGGCAAGGTTTAAGCTCTTGGTTTGGAGGAATATTTAATGCTGTTCGTGATGTAGTTAGTGGAGTATTCAATGCAATTGGTAGCTTCGCTAGTTCAACTTGGAATGTACTAGTCGGAGTATGGAGTGCTGTTTCTGGCTTCTTTAGTGGCATATTTAATGCTGTTCGTGATGTAGTTAGTGGAGTATTCAGTGCAATCGGAAGTTTTGCTTCTAGTGCTTGGGGAGTAGTTTCATCAATATGGAGTGCAATTTCAGGTTTCTTTAGTGAAATATTTAATGCAGTCAAAAGTGTTGTATCAAGTGTATTTAGTACTTTAGGTGGCTTTGCTAGTAGCGCTTGGGACGCAATAACAGGTGTATTTGATACAGTTGGTTCATGGTTTGGTGGTGTATTCGATTCAGCCAAGCAAGTAGTGAGTGACGCACTTGGTACTTTAGGCGGTTTTGCTAAAGGGGCATGGGATTCAATTAAAAGTGCATTTGGTTCAGTTGGCTCATGGTTTGGCGATGCATTCGATTCAGCTAAGAAAGCAGTGAGTGACGCACTTGGACCTTTAGGAGATATTGCTAAAGGGGCATGGGATTCTATAACGAAAGTGTTTGGTGGAGTTCGTGACTTCTTTGCTAAGGCATTTGGGGGAGTTAAAGAATTAGTTGATAATGTTCTAGGTGGTATTTCAGGAACTTTAGATAAAATTAGTGGCGCAATTAATAAAATTAGTGGCGCAATTAATGGAGTTTCTAAAAAAACCAGCGGACTGTTCAGAGGTTCAATGGTAGTAGGCTTAACAGATGCCAACTTATCTTCTAGCGGTTACGGTTTAAGCACTAATAGCGTATCAAGCGATAATAGAACTTATAACACATTCAACGTACAAGGCGGTGCTGGTCAAGATGTTTCTAACTTAGCACGTGCAATCAGACGAGAATTTGACCTAGGGAGGGCTTAATGGTAAGACAGTACAAAATACATACCAACTTAGACGGAACAGGCGATAAAGTTTGGGACGTTACAAATGGAAAAGTTAGATTTTACCAGCCCTCTAATTTAGGGTTACAATCAACTAATAACATTTGGCAAAGTAATGGTATCGGAGTAATGGGAACTCGCTCGATCACTCAACCTCAAATAGAGTTTAAGTTAGAAACGTTTGGCGAAAGTTTGGAAGAAAACTATCAACTAATGAAAGACTTCATAAACGACATTCTTAACCAAAAATTCGTTACACTTGAATATCAAACAGAGATTTTTCAGGTATATGCTGATTTAGCTTTAGCAGATATTACAAAGACAGAGGGTTATGGCAAGAACGGAACTTTCAGCGAAAAGATAACTTTTGATATAATTACAAAGTGGTACACTTACGAAAACTTAACTTTCGATATGGTTCAAAATGGTAAAGTTATTTCTGGAAAGTCTAAAATTTATGGCGGAACAGCACCAGGATACTATACGTATGTCGAAGGAATTTCTTACACTTATTATGGAGAAACAAACATAGAGCGTTTAAGTCGTTGGGATATAAAAGACGAAATATTTAGTTTTATGGGGATATTATATCCGCAACTTCCTAAAACACCTACTGGAGTTAGATTTTTAGACGATATTGGAAATGAATATACTGCAATTGTATTTAAGACGGAACAGTTGCAAAACTATATTTTAATCAATACAGATGTAAATGATGAAATTTATCAAGGCTGGAACGGTACAACTCCATTGAATCTATTCCCTGTAATGGACTTCGAGAGATACAGAACTCGTATAATTGAAAAAGGCCAAATGGAGCTAATCAACCTTACCAAGGCAGAGTTTAAAATTAAGAGAAAGGCAGACTTCATTTGATGTTAGAAGCTAACGTTTATGATAACTTTAACCCTAACTATTATAATATATCTGATTTTACTCTTCCTAATGGTAAAAAAGACAAAAGAGGTCTACCAATACCAAAGGCAAGATGTCAAGTTATTAACTATGAACTGTGGGAAACAGGTTATCTTTACACTTCATCAGCTACATTGACCGTTTCAGTAGAAGTTGGCGATATTGTTCAAATTCTTTTTCCTGAAGTTGTTCCAATTGAGGAAGCACTAGGTAAAAAGAAAAAACTTAACTTAGATATGGTTTACCTTGTAACAGATGTAGATGAAAGTAACAAAGCCACATTAAAGAACTATTTTTGGGCAATGATTGAAAACTTAGATGTTCCAAACGCAATAACTAAAACGACAAACGCTGCTATCATTGATTATTTAATTGACCCTAATAAGGATGATTTAATGAGTTATGGGTACTTCTTTAATTCAACTGTCTTTGCTGGAAAGGCTACAATTAACCGTAAAGCAGAAACTTCATCGGCTCATGACGTAGCAAAAAGGATATTTTCAAAGGTTCAATTTCAACCAACTACGACTATTCAACATGCTTCGTCTGAAACAGACCCTAGAAACTTGTTATTTATTAACTTTGCCTCAAGAAACTGGAATAGAAATAGAATAACGACAAGAGTAGATGTTAAACAAAACGTGACAATGGACACGGAAACAATAGTAGAACGTTCAGCTCATAATTTCGCTGTTGTGTTTGTTAAAAATAAGGCAACAGACGACTATACAGACCCTCCTAAAATGTACACAGCAAAAAATAATGGAGATGTCATTGACTATAGTACTTATGGCGGAGACGGAACAGACTTGCCAGAAATAAGGACACCAAAAACATTATTTTATGATAGAGATGAACACGGAAACCCTCCAGATATGTCTGCTATTAAGGCTGAAATTTCTCCCTCCACGATCGTTACAAGGTTAATCTTTAATCAAAATGAATTTTTGCCTTTATATGTTAATGACTTGGTCGATGTTTGGTACGAAGGAAAACTATATTCAGGTTACATAGCAGACAGAGTTAAAACAGAGTTCAATGATAGACTTATTTTTGTAGAAAGTGGAGACAAACCAAATGTTATATGAGTATGTAGCTACTTATGGCAACAAATATAGAATAGATAGCTTCACAGGGTACAGAGAGCTACGTAAAGACCACTTAGAACTATTGGCTGGTAAAGTATACTATAATAGCAAAAACACGCTTAGAATCGAAACTACGCTCTTGTACGATGTCGGTCAATTTGTATCAATTGGTGGTTATCCTTATGGCGGTAGAAAATTTAGATTGTTGGAGCTATCAATTACTGATAACCCAGTTTTAGATAAAGCGAAGATAATTTCAAGAAAGGTTAAAAATGACAATTAAAAATTTCACGTTTTTTAGTCAAAATGGTATAGAGTTCCCAGTCGGTTCTAATAATGACGGAAAACTATACATGATGTTGACAGGAATGGACTACGGAACGATTAGACGCAAAGACTGGACAAGTCCGTTAAATACAGCTCTTAACATTCAATATGTTAACACATCAATCGTTGCAGGCGGGAGGTATTTTGAACTATTAAACGAAACAGTAGCTTTAAAAGGGGATTCAGTTAATTACATTCATGCAAATATTGACTTAACTCAAACTGCTAATCCTGTCAGTTTATCAGCCGAAACCGCAAATAATAGCAACCGTGTTGATATAAACAATGGTTCTGGCGTTTTGAAAGTTTGTTTTGATGTTGTTGTAACTTCAGGAACTGGAGTAACAAGCACTAAACCAATTGTTCAGACTAGTGTTTTAGATAGTATTTCTGCAAATAATATATCACTTAAAGGTCCAATCAATTTTCCAACTCAACTGTTGACAGTTCAAACCGCTCCTGGTTTGCAATTGCAACTTACTAAAAAGAACGATGATTTAGTAATTGTTAGATTCCTTGGTAGTGTGGCAAATATAAAAAAAGGACAAACGATGTCTAGAACGTGGGTAGATGAACCATTTCGTCCAGCTGTTGTTCAAAGTCTTATTGGTCATCTTGTTGGAAGAAATAGTATTTTCCATATTGATATAAACCCAGATGGTAGTATTACTTGGTGGGGGGAAGATATTGGTAGTAACCCTTTGTCGTCACGTGGTAACGCAAGCTACTTTATTAAATAACAAAATAGAAAGCAAAACAAAATGGTAACTAGAATGATTTTAATAACTATCTTAATTTTGGCGATTTTATTCGCTACGTGGGTCAAAGATAGAGAAGCGATGAACCCACCTCTCAAACGTAGACTTGTGATTGATTTGACGGTAGTCTTCGCGCTATGGATTTTATATGCAGTCTTTTACTTTACACAAACACCCTCAACTTCTGATATCGCCAAAACTGTGATTAATGTAGGTTTATTATACTTTGTAGGACAGTTTATTTACTTAATCGCAAAAATTAGCCCTATGTTTGACGGTTTGGTTAAACTTATGAAAAAGAATGGTGTAAGTATTCCTGAAGCGGAAGAAGAACAAACGGAGGATAAAAAAGAATGAATATAACTAACGCTGGTGTACGTGGTTATAATCCTACTGGGGTTGTAATTCATAATGACGCTGGTTCAAACGGTGCTAAAACTAGTTTTTATGATAGTTGGTTACCTAATCATGATCCAGAAGAGGGCTTTGCTCATGTTTACATTGCTTCTGACGGACGATTGCAGGCTTCCGACTTCTCTAATATGGCATACCATTGTGCTAACTCATACGGTAATGCAAATTACGCAAGTTGGGAAGTGTGCCAATCAGAGGGCGATTTAAATCAGTTCTTGAGGAATGAACAAGCGGTACTAGATGACGTTGCTAAGTACATGAAACAATGGGGACTAACTCCTAATCATGATACCGTGAAGTTACATCAAGAACTATCAAGCACAAGTTGCCCTAGACGTTCCGTAGAAGCTCACGGTGGCACGGTAGAGAGTTGTCGCTCATACTTTATCGCAGAACTAAATAAACGCCTTACAGGGCAAACTGTAAGCACAGATAACAATAACACAACAGAAAGCGGAGAAATTGAAATGTTTCTAATTAATTGTAAAGACACTAAAAATTGGTATGTATGCAATGGAGTATCAGCACGACATATTAAAACAACTCGTATGCTTGGCGGTTTCCAAGGTAAATTTGGAGCGATTAAGTTACCAGAAACAGTTATGTATCAAAAGGAATTTGAAGCAGAATATGGAAAAGTAAACTAAAAAAAAATAATATAAAAAAAGACAGCTTTATAGCTGTTTTTATATTTCTTTCTCTAAATTTTATATATTTCATTTATTCCCTCTCTTATTATTCATTTATTTTACCAAGTAGCCCATGCAGTTCCACCTGAGCCTTGGTATATACTTACTGCTTTATCTAAATAATCTTGAGGGCTTAAATTAGATACTTGCCCATGTACGCTCTGCATAATCTGTAATAGTCCCCAGCATGATAACTCATTCTCAACATAAGGGTTTCCGCTAGATTCCTTGTAAATAACATCAAGCCATTTACTAGCGCTTACTCCTGTCTTACTTGCCATGTAATTCGCTGCTATTTCAGGGCTTACGCTAGACCAATTCGTCCCAATAATGCCATTAGTTGCTGCGTTTGGTACAACTCTCTCATTTTCATCTTCTCCACTAACTTCTTTCGTCCTTTCGGCTTCAGGTTGTTCAGTTGCCTTATCATGTTCTCTTGCGATTCTGTCAGTTCCGGCTCGTTTTTCAGCTTCAACTCTTCGTTGATTTTCTTCACTAGCTCGTTGTTCTTCAATTGCTTTCTCCTTAGCTTGCCTTATATGCTCATATTTTGCTTTCTCTTGCGTTTTAAACTCTTGTTCATATAATTGTGCCACAATATCATTAAAGCCCTTATCCGCCCTTTTATGAGCGAATTGAATCAACGCTATACTTCTAGTTGTGTCATCTGTTAAAATAAAGATAATTACTCTCCTTTTTGCGTTTCAATTGCTTACCTGATTAATTGCTTCAATAATATTATTTCCAGCATTTATTAGAATTTCATCACTTACAGTTACATTCTTTCTTGAAAATAGTTCGTTCTCAATCTTCATGAAGTGCATTGATTTAGCTAAAAATTGAGCAGATGATTCATAATATAATGTTTCCAGTTCGTCGTCTGAAAGCTGTGTTAAATCATCGTTAGCTAAAGTTGTTAGTTTTCGCTTAATCTCTTTGCCTTCATCATTTTCCTCTATGTAAAATCTCTTCATTTATTCCTCGTCCTCATCTTCAGCTAATTCAATTTTTTCAATAATATGCCTTTTAGAACCTAACTCAAGGCTTACTATATAATTATTGAAGCAGTCGTTCTTGTTCAAGTCATTAGCAATTTTTCTAGCTGTTGATTGTGGATATTTTGAACTGTTTATCTTCCTTGTGTATTCGTATAATATTATCTCATTGCCTCCCTTTGCATTTTACGCTTCAATCGTTGCTTATATAGATATTCTTTGCTTGGCTTTAAGCTATATAATAACTCATCTAGTAAGTCCATAGCCTCTCCACCTACTGCTGAAGTATTCATCTTTTTAAGTATAAGCTCGTGCATTTCATCATCATTAAAAAACATAGTAAGATAAGGGAATGCTACGGTATTAGGTAGGCTCAAGCGTGATTTAGTTACTCTTAGGTTAGGGTATTTACCTGTTTCAGCTTTAACTTTTAACTCAAGCTGTGCCATTCCTATACCTTGTTCTTTCAGAACACTAGTGATTCTTTCATATAATTCTTCATTTGTCATTATGCTATAAACTCCGTTATTTCAGTTATTTTTTTAAGTTCAATTCTTTGTTTTTCAGCTAACGACTCAAACCATTCAATAGCTTCTTTTTTATTATAAAACTTACGACTTTTAAAGGCTTGCAAATCATCTGAAAAGTAATAAGCCTTGTAGTATGCAAATTCATCTTTCATTATCCAATTACTCCTGTTTTTATATTTAGTCTTTGCTGACTTGATAAGTGATATAAATTGCACCACTTACAGTGATAAGCTCTAACTGGTATCTTATCAGCTTTCTTTTTCCTATGCTGGGCATTCACTATTGAATATAAAGCGCCCATTTTTGTGTATTTGCGTTTTTTACACATAATCTAAACACTCCTTAATCGTAAATAATTCAAAGCCATTTAGCTTACTTTGTTTTTCAATTTCTACTTGGTTTCTATCTAGGTCTGTCAGCAGTTCAATTACAGGCATACCGTTGTCAAGCCACCTGATGACTGTATTAGCTTTAAGTCCGAAATACTTAGCACATTGAGCCTTACAACTGAAGTGTAGCTCTTCTTCCGTCATAGGGCTATAAGCTGTTATTGCCACTGTTTAACCTCCTTTCTACAAAACAATATTATCAAAATACTTTATATTTGTCAAACATAAACTTTAGATCTCTTCAATAAATTCCAAGTATCTTTCATCAATCGCTTTTATCTCTTCTTTTGTAAACTCTGATTTAAAGTTATTTCTTTCTTCTTTAAACCCTAGGAAGAGGAACTTTTCCCCTAGCTCGTTTTTAAAAGAGTTTAAATATCCTTTTTTGTTGTTCATCAATTTAACATTGTATTTTTCCATTTGTATCTCCTTAATTTCTATAATGCCATTGTATCAAAAAAAGTCAATGCCGTCAAACATTAACTTTGTTCTTTTAACCAAAAATTAGATCCGCCTCTTCTTGTAATACTTCTTCAGGAATTTCAGCACCACTTACATCATACTGAATACTCAACAAGTACATTTTCCATTTTCTTCTGAATGCTTTATCTTTCATTTGTTCTCCTTATGAAAATAAATATTTGATATCAATCCTTTACAATATCCATAATAATAATTTGAGGTGTTCGTGTCATTTCTTTTGTCCCAAAGTTATAGAACTCATTAATTGTTCCATTTCCTACAACACTTACAGTATCAAATGTATCAATATCTTTGTTCCAATCTTCATTAACTTTAAACTTAATAAAAACCAAATCTCCACTTGTTTTAAATTTAACCGTTTCTTTTGTTTTGCCAATAACTGCACGTTCTTCAATCATAACATTGTCCATGCGTACTACAACCTCTGGAAAATTATTACCTGTAATATAGTTGATGTTGATTAAGTCAGTCAAAGCCATGAATGCTTCTTCGACATTTTCCAATTCAATGTCGTAGTAGAACGTCTGTTCTGTCTCAAGATTGTCTGGCATGTTTTCTTCGATATACTCTTTTAAATCATCTAAACGGTCAAGAGGGAAATTTAATCCGTGAGCTTGTCCATGTCCTTGTGCTTCTACGAAATCTAATTCACTCAAGAACTCATTAGTATTAAAACCACCATAAGAACGACCTGAACCACGACAGACTCCATCTTTTCCCTCTGTAACAACGAAACATGGACGACGATATTTTTGAGCAATATTCTGAGCTACTAGACCATTCATACCTTTGTTTGATTCTGAATCAATAACAATGACAATCTTGTCTTCCATATTTTGAGTATCTTCATATTTTTGCATGACTGCTTTTTGAGTTTCTTGACGTTTCTTATTTAATTTATCCATTTTAAGACGGAGTTTTTTAGCATCAGTATCATTATCTACCATCAAAATTTGAAAAGCAAGCTCAATCTCCCCCATACGAGCAGATGAGTTAATCAATGGCGCAATACTATACCCAATATCTTTTGTATTGTATCGGTATGTATTAATTTTAGCACCTTCAAGGATACGTGATAGCCCAACGTTATTAACATTTTGTAGTCCTTGCGAGATAAGGTAACGGCTCTCAAAATTAAGAACACTCATCATATCTCCCACCAAACCGATTGCGACTAAATCACGAAATTGATTAGAAAATCCATCATCATCTAAGACATCATCAATTCCTTTGGCTACTTTATAAGCCATACCAGCACCTGATAAATCTTTATTGACTGATTCGTCTAGGTGATGATGGGGGTTGCACAAGATAACTTCCTTATCCATTTTATTCGCAATCTCTTTAGAATCGAACTCATGGTGGTCTAAGATAATAATATCTAAATCAGGATTCAATGTTCGAGCACGTTCAACACCTTCTAAGTCATTACTTGAACTATCCAAAACAATGAGAATGTCAGCTACTTTTGTCTTTTCAATGTTTGAACGACTAAGGTCAATAAGTTTTTCCCACTTCGCAAGACTTTCTTTATCTTTTTCAGCCTTTGCCTTTTCCGCTTTATTTAACCAATGGTCTTGAACTGATAATTGACCATACAATCCATGGCCTGTATCACGTTGAGGATAGATGTAATCTAAGTTAAACTCATTAAAATCTTGTAATGCTTTCAATCGGTTAAACATAATAGCTGTTGCTGTGATTCCGTCTACATCAGGGTCTCCACTTACTACAATTGTTTCTTTGTCTGCGATACCCTCTAAGATACGATTAACAGCCCTCTCTACATTACGGATTTCAAAAGGATGATTTTCCCACTTTTCATCAGGAAACAAAAACTCTTGATGGTCTTCCAAGGGAATCCCACGTGCTTTTAAAATTTTTGTCTTTAAATCATCCTCTCTATCAGCTTTAATCTTCGCTTTCTTTTGTATCCATTTTACCATCTTGCATTACTCCAAATCGTATTTATAGTTGTTGATACTATCATTGTTTTGCTCTCCTTTATTTCTATAAGACTATAATAACAAAAAAAGTCAATGCTGTCAAACATTAACTCTTTTTAATTATTTTATTCCTTCCCAGCGTTCAAAATCATCAGCTAGTTCTTGTATAAAGCCCATAATATCGTCAGTAGTGTACTCTGTAAGCTCATTCTCGTTACTTAAGTTAGCAAGTTCTTTGGCATAGTCTAGAGCCTTGTTACGGTCTTTGTCGTAGCTTTCACCCTCTTTCTTGCCAGCTCTCACTAGATACTTTAATACCTGCATTGTATTCCAGCCCACAAGTTCTTCATAGTTAAAATTATGTTTCAAGTATTCATTAAGTTCCACGCCATATTTATTAGCATAGTGCTTATTTTCTTTTAAGTTCATTAGATGTTACCTCCAAGCCATGCAATAAGCAACGTTGCAATCATGCCTATCCAAGTGATAGCAATAAGCGTAAAGCCGACACCTGCAACTATCATTAAAGTTTTTACTGTATCTTTCATTTTGTCCTCCTCTATTTATAACTCTATTCTATCAAATTACTTTTACTTTGTCAAACATTAACTGTTCTTTGTCTTTCTAATTTGGTAAAATTTATTCCAGTTTTCTATAAGTTCTAGCAACTTAGGTTCATCATATTCAGTAAATAGTTCAATCTGCGATGTAAACCAGCAGTGCAAACAGCGATCGCAACTATAACAGATATTCGTGTATCCTCTACAATCTTTGCAAACTCCTAAACCGTCACTCGTTGGAATATCGAAGCAATGGCAATATTTTTTATCATTTAAGTATTTACTCATTATTTGCTTCCTTTCGTTTTAATCAAGTCAACTAATGCAAAGAACGCATATAATCCAATTCCGACTAGTGCTATTATAATAACTTTACCAATTACTGATTCAACGTTCATTTGTTTAGCTCCTTTTTGTAAGGTATTTCTTTTTTATTTATCAAGCGATAAGTGCTATAGACCACTAATAAAATAATTGTTATTATAAACAGCGGTGGGATAAATACAGTTACAGCAAACCAAATAATAGATACTAAAGTATAAATCATGATTTTAAGTATTAGTTTACCAGCATGAGTTTCTTGAAAAGTTATATCATCATCTAATGATGAATCATCTTCTGTTGAATTACCATAAAATATTTTGTCTTCATTTACTTCGTACTGGTTACCGCAATAATCACATTTACCATTAGTAATGCTGTGACTTCCGCAAGTGATACATTCTTTTAATTCCATTGTTGCAACTCCTTTTCTTAACTCGATGTATTAAGTATAATAAAAAAACTCTAAGCCGTCAAGCAAAAAGTTTTTATTATTAATTATTTTTCTTTCAATTTATTTTTGAACCAAATGATTCGTTCTTTGAACCAAGCGTCAACTCCTTCAGGACGTAGCCATTTCCCTTGTTTAACTCCGTTCTTTTCCATGAACTCAATCACTTTAGTTGGAGTTTCTAGGTCGTCCCACATAGTATATTGTTTTGCTGAATTGAATTTACTAAACATTTCAAGTGTTTCGATGTAGCTATCTTTCAGAAGTTCCGTGTCAAGCAATTTTTGGGCTTTCTCAGCACGTTTAGCAAGTCGTTCGTTAGCTTGTTCCAGTTGCTCCTTTTGTCGCTGTAAGCTCAAGTTATGATTGATGTAAGCAATCTGCTGTGCATGTCGTCCAAGTTTTCCTTGCGTGTTAAGCTCGATTAGTTTAGCCATTCCCTCGCCAAGAATTTCATCAGGAACAAAGTTATATTTGTATTTCTTATTTGTGTTTCTTACGTAGTTGTCAAGCGTTTGTTTGATTTTAAGTTTTTTGTGTAGTTCTCTTAATGTTGTCAATTTAATACTCCTTCATATATTTTACCAAACTTCAAAGCGTTAATTTTAACTAACTGCTTCAAGTCTGATATAAATTGCTGTTCTCCGTCAAAGTCAAATGGCATTGATACGTTTTCCTTGATCCAAGTGAAAGCTCCGTCAAAGTCTTGTTTAAGTAAGCTCATTTTATCAACGATGTCGATAATTTGCTCTCTCTCTTCTTCTGTGTACATGTAACCAACTTTCTAGAAAGGAAGTTCTGATTCATCAACTTCAATCGGTTCAGATTTTCCAAATAAGTCTTGCTTAGCTTGTGATTGACTGCTATTATCATTAGAGATAAATACTTTTTCAACCGTAGGGAAAACAAAGTTATAATTTACGTATTCGCCTGATTCCTTAGCTTGTACACGACCGCTGACCGTTACGGTGTCCCCTAATTGAATGAAGTCAGGCAAGAAAGCTGAACCGTACGCGACTTTTACATTCGAACCTTTTTCTTTTTCAAACAAAGGAACTGAAATAATTTTCTTATCGCCTTTTGCTGTGTTTACTGTTCGTGTATTTTTTTCGTTTACTTGTGCTGTAACTGTGATAATTGCCATTTTTTATTTTCCCTCTGTTGCTTTCCAAATTGTCATAATATCAAAGATTTCTTTTTTTGTCTTTGTTTTAAGTAGTTCCATATTAGGATATCCAAGTTCTTCAGCTCGTTTTAGTGCTGGTTGAATCTCTCTAAGTCGTTGCTTTTCTGCTTCAAGTTCTTTTTGTTCTTCTGTCATGTCAGGTAGGTCTTCATTTGCATAGATGTATAATCCTAAACCATGACGAGCGATTGCCTTAACCAGTCCGCGTTGAATGGCTTTATTTACGTCCATTGAAGTCAGCTTTTCAAGTGGGATAGATTGGTTACGATAGTCCATACAAGGTAGATACTCAATATGTTCTAGGCCCTCAATAGTCATTCCAACTTTAACCCATGCTGTGCGACCGTCTGTGTGATAGTTTAACCCTTGTTCATTTTCATAAACTTTACTATTAGCTTCAGGATATGCTTTTTTTACTTCAGCCCAAGCAAACGCCCAACTCAAGTAATCAAGATTATTCTTTTTACTCTTTTTATCATTAACATTAATGACGCTTAATTTTTCAAATACGCTCATTTTCTCCTCCATTTATATTCTCCTGCGCTTTTTGCTTTTCTCTTCCTGCTTTGTATCTGAAAGCTCATAAAAGTTAGGTTTCGTTTTTTTAAGTTCTTCAGTAACTTTTTTCACAACTTCCTCAAGCTGTTTTTCATCAAATTTAATATTAATTGTTGCCATTTTCTCCTCTTTCCACAATGAAGACGTCGCCTTGTCTTGTAATTTCAATATTATACTTAAGCATAGGCAGGATATAACCTTTACCCCAATAGCTCCATAATTCGCTTATCAAGCCATATAAGCACTCGTTAGGCCCAACCCTATACTTTGTTTCGTTCATTTCTTCAAGCTCTTTAGACAGCTTTCTGACGCCTCTAGCATAATGTTTACTAGCTTTTTCTTCTTTTTTTAAACTTTTGTAGTTGCTTTTCATAAATGAACTTTCTAATATCGTCTTTTTGCTGCTTTTCCTCTTTATCAGACCAGCCAACCTTTTGGCCTTTTCGCTTGCCACTTTGATAAACTCGTCTGTTATCTTCTGGAAAGCCGTTTTTCTCGAAGTATATTCTGGCATATTCAAAATAATTTAAGCTATTGATGTACTGCTCACTATCCTTTTTGTGATGATTGAGAGTTATTAATCGTCTTTCAGCTAGTGATTCAAAAGATGTTATCATATTTCTTCTTTATAGAAACCTAAGTTTTCAAGTGCAACATATTCTTTGCTGTTTTTCTCAACTTCTTTCGCTCGTTCAATACTAGCTGTTAATTGTGATTGTACGCCAGTATAATATAAACGGTCCAATTTACTAACATCAGAAAAAGTATGAAACTTAAATTTAGGTTCAATTACTTCATAACCATTAATAATGGCATTTAACATTTTTTCTTTTTCATCAAGAGTAAAAGGTGTCTTAACTCCACGTTCGTAAATTTCTCCTAGTCCATTTTTAAGAAAATTTCCCCAACCCCAACTAGAAATATAATAAAATGCTCGGCTTTTATCATTAAAAGTTTTAATAAATCTGTCTTGTTCTTGCGTTAATTTAACTACCATTTGTTAGTTCTCCTTTATTTCTATATATACTATTATACCAAAATTATTTATTATTGTAAAGCATTAGATGATATTTTTTCATTTATTTTTACTTTTAATTGCAATGCTTTAATCAATGCACGTTTAGAATAATCATTTTCGCAAGCTGTATGCAATTTTTTAGACTGTCTGACTAGAAATTCAGCACGTCCAAGCCATACTTTGAAAAGCTCGTCATTTTTCCATTCTGCTTTTACCATTTCATCTAATGCACGATATAACCAGCCATACACTTCAGCGTGTAAGTTAATCGCCTTGTTTTCGTAATTAATCATTTTCTGTTGCCTTTCCTTGCTCTTTAGCTAAGTCTAAGAAAGCCTGTGCTGATTCCTTAGTCGTCTCTAATGGAGTTTCAGCCTTTACTTTTTCAACTAGTTCGCTATCAGGCTCTTTTTTCGATTTATTAACGCAAGTAAATACTGAATCAACATAAGAAAAGTTTAAATCATCATCAAACTGGTAACCACGCGCTTTTACTGATAGCTTAGAGAAGTCGTTATGCTTGCCACGTTTAGGACTTAACATCAGCATAAACTCCGCCCAAGCTGTAAGAGTAGAACCGCCTAAGGCGTCACTAGGCTTTACCATATAGGCTTTATCGTCCATTGAGTTTGCATAAGCTGATTTGTTTGCATGAGCTACTAACAAGAAAGTGACGTCTTGGAAAAGTAATTTAAGCCGTGTAATTCTTCTAAGCATTGGTTCAAAGTCTTTACCATAAATAATATCGCCATTTCTTAGCATGGTCATTAGGTTATCCAATATAACGAATTTTATATCATTTTCTTTAATGTATTCATATAATAAGTTCATGTGGTGCGAATCATCAAGCATAAACTCTCCACCAGTCAAAAAATGTAAGTCTTCTGGTGCATTATCTTTATTTCTAAGCCTTTTGTTTAACTCTCTGTCTGTGTCCTCATTATCTATATATAGCGTCTTACTACGCTTTGTATCATAACCAAAAAAAGGTAGTCCTTGTGATACCATTAAAGCCATGTGCATTGCTAGAGAGCTTTTAAACGACTTAAATGGAGCTACCAATATTCCAGCTTGTGAACTTGGCATTAAAGTATCAATAAGCCAGTCATCTTTTAAATTTATTAAGTCTTCACGCTCTTTTAAGTGCTTAGCTGTCTGTACTTTTTCAAATATATTGGTCACTTTTTAATTCTCCCCTTTTGGTTTATAGTTTTCAATACATATATGCCGTGTAATGTATTTTCTTGGCTAGTACACCATTCTAGGTTATTTAAATCGTTATTTTGCTTGTTTCCGTCAATATGGTTTACTATTTTTTTATTTTCTGGGTTAGGAATAAAAGCGAATGCTAATAATCTATGTTTTTTCACTTTCAAAGTTCTATTATCAAAACTTGCTGAAAATTGATAATAACCGTCTTTGTCTTTGCTCTCTTTTTTTTGTTTACCGTTTTTAGAAAATAGTTTTCCGTCTTTTGTTAATGTGTATCTTTCTAACACTTTTTTATATAATTCATCATTAAACTTCATTTATTTCTCCTTTAGTATATAATAGCAAAAAAGACTTGAAAAGTCAAGCCTTAAATACTACTGATAATTTTAGTTATAAACTATTATGTTCGTTATATTTTTCTTTCAGAGTCATATAATCACTAACTCTTTTCCCGTGTTCTTCTTTATAAAATCTATGCCATGATTTTTCCTCTTTATATAGAGTTTCATAAAAGTTTTTGCTTTTCTCTTCTCTTAATGCTAGATCTTTCCAATAATCAACATCTCTCGTTAATTTTGTATATTCTCCGTGCTACTTTTTTAGACAGCCCCTAGCCCCTAACGTGTCGTATAATCCCAGCAAGTTAAAAGAAAAGGCTACTTAATTTCAAAACTTTTCTATAAATAACTCTGTCAGACTTCTACGCGTCACGGAGTGTTTCTGTTCACCGACACTCATGGAACTCATAATCTTTTATTTCATGCTACGCTCTAGGCTGTTTGTAAAGTAATCACATTTTCAATTGAGTCAAGGTTTTTAGCAACTATCCCGACCCTCAAGCGTAAGATTATAAATGACTTTCGATATTTTCAACTTTATTCAATATTGAATTCTCTATTTACATTAGTTACAAGTCATTCAGCAACTAACTATTCAATTACATAGATAATAATAACATAGACATTTTCACTTGTCAACTGTTAGATACTTATATTTTAACATATTACATTTTACACTTTGAGTTATCATGTGTTATGTAAAATATTCTGTTCCCTCTAATTCTCCTAAATAATAAAAGTATGTTACAAATTACAAATCGCTATACAATGGTCTTTATTCTTGTTTTCTTAAACCTTTCACAATTCCAGTACAAGATAAAAAGATTATCAAACACTCCGGAATTCCTTTAGAAA